AAGATCCCAGGTATAACAGGTCTTAGCATCTCAGGATATTTTGCAACAGTAGATACCAACTGGCAGCCACTCTGGGATATTGGCGGCGCCTATACTTATTTTAACGCGGCGCAGGTTGTTAGGGTTTGGAGCAGCAGTGCCTCAGATACAAACGTATCTGTTTTGATTTCTGGTCTAGATACTGATTATCTACCAATAACCGAAACTGTGGTGCTGACAAACGGTGCGACCGGAGTTCTTTCAACCAAGACGTTTCTGAGAGTTAATAGTCTATCTACGACCGGTTCCGTGAATGCTCTTGGAACTGTTAGAGTTGGTAGCTCAGATAAGACCATAACTCTTGCAGCTATCAATGATGGTGCAGGCAGAAGTCAGATGACATTGTATACAGTTCCAGCTGGATATACGTTCTATCTAACTCAGTCAAATTTCTATACCAACCAAAATGGAAACCAGTATGCAAACTATCGTTCATATACTCAGAATCCATCTGGACTAACAACAAAAGTTTTGCAGTTTCCATTTACAACGTCATACAATTCTGTTAAAGTGGTTGCTAGACCATATGCGGAAAAGACTGACATACAGTGGCAGTGTCAAGCCTCAGCATCATCACAGATCGGTGGGCAGATTGAAGGCTACCTAATTTCAAATTCTATATAAAATGACAGCGGAGTATATCATGAACAGACTAAACGTTTACAAGACACATAGAAACATTTCATTACCTAAGTTTGCAACAAAGGGTTCAGCTTGTTTCGATTTGGCTTTCCAATCAGCCGGTAAGTATGACTATAAGGGTTATAACTCTCAGAACAAGGAGTTCACCCGCGTACTACACAACGGCAATCAAATCTACATTAATCCCGGCGACCGAGTTCTAGTACCAACTGGTATGATCTTTGATATTCCAGAAGGTTACTCCGTGCGCGTCCACGCCCGCTCGGGTACAGCACTCAAGAAGGGACTTGTGCTTATCAACTCACAGGGAATCATTGATTCTGATTATGTTGAAGAGCTTTTCCTTTTGATCCATAATGCATCTGACAATGCTCATATGATCACATCTGGTGATCGCCTTGCACAGGGTGAACTTGTGAAGAAGGAAGAGTATGTGCTATGGGAGACGACTGATCGTCCTCTAATCAAATCAGAACGTGTCGGCGGCATGGGTTCAACCGGCGTTCAAGTTGAAATTTTGAACTACACCACTGACGGCTTAAAGCCTGTTGTTACAGTAGAAGAGACAAAGCCTGCTGAACAGCCTGTCAAGCGCGGCAGAGGAAGACCAAGAAAGGTAGCTTAATGCCTGAAGTAGCAAGAATGGCTGGTGTTGATATTGTGAATGCACCGGATGGTTCCCCAGGAACACCTTGCGATGATGATAAATTTATCTGCGATTCTCCTACAATTCAACACACTGAAGAAGGATCGTCAACAGTTACCGTAGGTGGTATTGGAGTTGTCCGCGAGGGCGACAAGATGACACCACATCCCGCGCCTGTGTGTGGATGTGCGTCTCATCATCCACCTATGGTTATTTGCTCTGCACATGTATCTGTGGAGGGCAAAAGACTAGCCCGCAAGGGCGACTTCTACGTACTAGACTGTAATCATCCAATTGGTACTGGTATGCCTACAGTTTTCGACGGAAGCCCTCAAGCCTGAGGGTTTATAAATACGAATGTCTTCGCCTAATGGGAAGACGAACAAACTAATAACTTGCATAAATGGAGTTACATATGAACAAGTCATTTTTCGAACCCTTCACCTTTTCCTCTTTCCCTAAGCAGTTCAACACCACTGTTGGATTCGAGCCAATCTTCAAAAAGATGGCCGAAATTGCTGAGACTATGCCTAAGATCCCAACCTATCCGCCATACAACATCAAGAAGACCGGTGATAATACCTATGTCATTGAGATGGCCGTTGCTGGATTTGGTAAGCAGGATCTAGAGCTAGAGCTTGAAGACGGTAAGCTGACCGTCAAGGGTAACATCTCAGCCGACGATGGAGAATACCTATACAAGGGTATTGCTGAACGCGCATTCACTCGCCAGTTCACTCTTGCTGATACTGTTGAAATCAAGAATGCTGATCTTGTCAACGGTCTTCTCAAGATTTGGCTTGAACGTTTCATTCCTGAAGAGAAAAAGGCTAAGAAGATTAACATCGGTGAGCCTGAAGTGAAAGCTGAGAAGCAGCTTCTCACCGAGAACAAGGGTACCAAAGAGTATCTAGAAGACAGATTGGATAAGTAATGACCAAACTGTTAAAAAGACTATTCGGTCGAAAGACTGAACAAGAGCTTATGTATGATTATCTTTGTCAAGCGACTGATCGCGTCCATCTAGAGTGGTTACAGCGTGAGTGGGACCGTAAGTCTCACCGTGAGAGGAGTAATTGGCAATGATACCATATACATCTGAAGAAAACGACTGGGTATCCGGTCGCTAACTAAACTGGGGAGAATCGTCTCCCCAGTTCTTTTTATGGAGAAAGTATGAAGAAATTCATTATCGCCGCTGTTGCTCTTAGCTTTGCTATCGCACCAGCATTTGCATCTAGAGACGTTATTCGTATTGTAGGTTCATCTACAGTTTATCCTTTCACAACCACAGTTGCAGAACAGTTTTCTAAGAAGACTGGCGCTCCAGCACCTATTGTTGAATCAACAGGCACTGGTGGTGGCATGAAACTATTTTGCGCTGGTGATGGAGAAGATACTCCTGACGCAGTGAATGCATCGCGTGAAATTAAGCCTGAAGAACTTGATACTTGCACGAAGAATGGTGTCGAACACATAGAACAGATCACCATTGGTCTAGACGCTATCGTACTTGCAATGTCAAAAGAACATCCTGGTATGAAGCTGACAACCAACGATATCTACAAGGCATTGGCTAAGTATGTCGTCGTAAATGGCAATTTCACCGAGAATACTGTGAAGACCTGGAATGAGATTCGTCCTGATCTTCCAGCAGATAAGATTGAAGTTCTAGGCCCGCCGCCCACCTCAGGCACCCGCGACTCTTTCGTAGAGTTGGTGTTTGAAAAGGAATGCAAGGCTGATATCAAGAATAATGGTATCATTGTTTCCGCCGATGATGAAAAGACTTTCTGTAGGTCTGTTCGTGAAGATGGTGCATATGTCGAAGCAGGTGAGAATGACAACCTGATCGTTCAAAAGCTTCAAGCTAATCCACATGCTCTTGGAATCTTTGGCTATTCATTCTTGGAAGAGAATCTGAACAGCATCCAAGGCGCTATCATCAATGATGTTGCTCCAGAGTATGACGCTATTGCAGCAGGAGATTATCCAATCTCTCGTAAGCTTTATGTCTATTTCAAGGCTGATCATTTTGACACTATTCCAAATTTGAAGAAGTTCATGGAAGAGTATCAGAGTGAAGGTGCTATCGGTGAAGAAGGCTACCTAGCAGATAAGGGTCTTATCCCTCTAAAGTAATAGTTGACAATCTGGAGAGGGTGCTATATACTAGCATCCTCTTTTTATTATGGATATCTCATGAAACTCAATATTGAAAGATCAGTTACGGTTCTCACACCGTCTATCGGCTCACCTAAGCTAGCCGATGCTATTCGCTCCGTTCAGGCGCAGACATACACTAACGTCAAGCATATCATCGTCGCTGACGGTCACAAGCAATATGCTGATAAAATGATGGAAGTGGTCATGGAGGCTATTCCAGGCTTACCTAGTCGTGGCATCCAAACCACAAGCATTCCTGAAAACACTGGTAAAACGGGCGGTGACTTCTATGGTCACCGCATCTATGCTGGTTATCCGCACTTTCTCAATTCAGATTATGTCTTCTTCCTTGATGAAGACAACTGGTATGAGCCAGATCACGTTAAGACTCTTGTCGAGGTTCTTGATAGAGGCTTCGACTTCGCTTATTCTTTCCGCAAAATCTTCACGCCTGACAAAGAGTATGTCTGTGATGATAACTGCGAAGCTCTAGGTAAGTGGCCTATTTTCTTGACACATGACAATCCTCAGTTCTTAATCGACACTTCTTCATTCGCATTCAGATGTGATTTCATTCAAGCATCTTGCAATCTTTGGCACTCTGGTTGGGGCGGTGATCGCAGATACTTCTATTCTGTCAAGGATCACTGCAAGTGGGAAGGCAGCATGAAGCATACACTCTGCTATCGTCTGGATGGTAATGAAGGTTCTGTAACGAAAGACTTCTTCATTCAAGGCAATCAAAAACAACTCGAAATCTATAAGGGTAATCTACCATGGCTAAATCATTAATTATCGGCGGCGCTTCTGGGTACACCTGGGATCATCTCAAGTATTGGGTCAACTCAATCAAGCGTTCAGGTTATACTGGAGATATCGCAATCGTTGCGACCAATATCTCAAAGGAGACAATCGATAAGCTCGCTAGTGAAGATGTGAATGTGCAAGTATATGGTCAGCAACAGCCTGACGGCAGCTTCAAGGCTAACAGCCAAGGTGCACCACACGTAGAACGTTTCTTCTACATTTGGAACTATCTCAAGGATAGATTCTTTCAGTACGATTATGTAATCACCACCGACACCAGAGATGTTGTGTTTCAGACTGATCCTACCGAAGTCTTGGATAGTTATTTAAACGAGAACAATCCAAGACTCATCGCTTCTTCTGAAGGTCTTCGTTATGAAGATGAGCCGTGGGGCAACCAGAATCTTCTTGAAGCTTTCGGTCCATACTTTCACAATATCTACAAGAGTGGTACAATCTATAACGTAGGTACTATTGCTGGCTATTCGCGCACTGTCACCGATCTTCTGTTCTTGATCTTCCAAATGTCGATCAATCGTCCTATTCCAATTGTAGATCAGGCTGTGTATAACATTCTACTCAATCAGGATCCTATTGAGAGCATGACACATTTCTCTGATAACAGAGATCGCTGGGCTATTCAGCTTGGTACTACTCTTGAAGCAGTGAAGTCTGGTAAGGGTGATCTTGGTATGCGATATGGCACTACACCTTCACAGCACATTGTATATCAAACAATGTATGATGACATTCAGCCAGTGTTCTTGGATGGATATGTCCTAAATGATAAGGGTGAGAAGTATTGCATCGTCCACCAGTATGATCGCACCGTAGAGTGGAAAGATAAGATTATGGAGAAGTATAATGACTAAGACAGCACTTGTACTTGGTGCCGGCGGTTTCATCGGCAATCATATGGTCAATCGTTTAAAGCGTGAAGGTTATTGGGTTCGCGGCGTTGACTTGAAGCGACCAGAGTTTGGTGAGTCTGCTGCTGATCACTTCGTAGTTCGCGACCTTCGTGATCCAATTAATGTTCAAGAGTTGATTGGCTATGCGGGCTGCAATAGAAATCCGCATGAAATTTTTGCTATGCAGTTTGATCTTCCGTTTGATGAAATTTATCAGTTTGCGGCTGACATGGGTGGCGCCGGTTATATCTTTACTGGTGAACATGATGCTGATGTTATGCATAACTCTGCTACGATCAATCTTAATGTGCTTGACGCTGTGCAGAAATATAATAAGAATCACGATTGCAATCGTACTAAGATTTTCTATTCGTCCTCAGCTTGCATGTATCCTGAACACAATCAGCTTGATCCTTCTAAGCCAAACTGTGAAGAGTCATCTGCATATCCTGCTAATCCAGACTCAGAGTATGGTTGGGAGAAGCTATTCAGTGAACGTCTATATCTTGCGTATAATCGTAACTATGGCATCCCTGTTCGCATTGGTCGTTTCCATAACATCTATGGTCCTTGGGGAACCTGGCGCGGCGGCAAAGAAAAAGCTCCTGCCGCTATCTGTCGTAAGGTAATCGAATCGGATGGCGTAATCGATATTTGGGGTGATGGTCAGCAGACCAGATCGTTTCTATATATTGATGACTGTATTGATGCTGTGCGTCTTCTTATGCAGTCAGACTTCATGGGTCCTGTGAATATTGGCTCCGAAGAAATGGTTACAATTAATCAGCTTGTGTTTATTGCTTCAGGTGTTCGTGGTAAAGAAGTTCTTATCCACCACATGGACGGACCAACTGGTGTTCGCGGTCGCAATTCTCATAATCGCTTGATTGAAGAGAAGCTTGGCTGGACACCAAAGTATGATCTAAAAGATGGTATAACATGGACTTACAATTGGATTGAGGAGCAGATCATTAATGACAAAGCCTATTCTTAAGCTTGGCTTCGCCGACACCTTCGGCGCAGTTGAGAACTTTTTCACAACAGTTCTATCAGAAGACTATACGATTGTTCGAGATGATGCCAATCCTGAGTTTCTGATTTTTGGTGATCGAAACTTTGGTAACTCAAACTCTCGCTATGACAATCGTGGTATTCGTAAGATTTTCTTCACAGGAGAAAACCAACGTCCACAAGATTACTCTTGCGACTATTCGATTACTTTTGATCACATTGAAGATGAGAAGAATTTCAGACTTCCTCTCTACGTTCTATATGAGTTCGATAATCCAAGCCGCAATGTTCCTCTTATCGCAGAGGCACAACAGGCTCGTACTGGTAGCGATCTAAACAAGAAGTTTAAGGATAAGTTCTGTTCATTCGTCGTAAAGAACGGTGGCTGCCAGAAGCGCAATGAGTTCTTTATGAAACTGAGTCAATACAAGCGTATTGATGCTGCTGGTCCTCTATTCAACAATATGGGCGGTATTCTCCCTGCGGGCGTAGATGGTAAAATTGAGTTTCTTAAAGACTACAAGTTCAATATGTGTTTTGAAAATTCTAGCCATCCTGGTTATGCAACCGAGAAGCTATTTGAAGCATATCTTGGAAAGACGATACCTATCTATTGGGGTAGCACAACTATCTCATGCGACTTTAACACCAAAGCCTTTTTAAATTGGCATGACTACCAGAATGATGAGGCTTTTATCAATGCCATTATTGAAGTGGATCAGAATCCAGAAAAGTATGAAGAGATGTATCTTCAGCCACTTCTGACAGACTATAGACCAAGCAAGTATATGGATCTAGGTCGATTCCGCAAGTGGTTCAAAACCAACGTATTTGAGGACAAATCATATCATGAAACGCCGCGCTTTAATTATAACTCCAACAGCAACTAACATCTACTTCTCAGAAGAGTACGACAAGAGCAATCATTGGCGCTACACAAAGCCTGAGCGCACATATGATACGTGTGTTGTGGTATACAAGGACGATTTCGAGCCTGAGCCTGGAACATATGATATGATCATTCGTAAGAAGGGTCTAAAGTTCCATCTCATTGAAGAAGTCTGTAAGATGATCAAGTGGGAAGATTACGACTATATTGGTACATGGGATGATGACTATGCTACTGATATCCAGTCTGTTAACCGTGCATTAGACTTGGCGCGCCAGTTTGATTTCAGATTGTTCCAGCAGGCGGCTATATCATATAACTTCTATGACTGCCTAAAGCATAAGCCAGAGCTAGTCTTCTCGGAGACCAACTTCATTGAGACTGGAGTTCCGTTCTTCCGCAACGATATTTTCCACAAGTTCTTAGACTTTTTAGGTGACTATCGCTACAAAGTTTCTGAATGGGGTATTGACAAAGTGTTATGTTATCTGCTACAATGTACAGCACATGTTGTCCACGAAACAACGGTAAAGCATATGCGTCCAGAAAGCTGGTACGATAAGACGGTAGCCCAACAAGAGATGGATTATCTAATGCGCGACTTCTTCCCAAAGTACATGAGGGACAAGTTTGGAGTCGAATATACATATAACGACAATCAAGTTACATTTGCTGGTTATAAAAAGAAGTGAGGTTATAATGACAAAGCGAGTTCTAATAACAGGTGGTGCCGGTTTCATTGCACATCATGTTATTGACCATTTCCTGAAGACTACTGACTGGGAGATTATCTCTCTCGACCGTCTCGACTATTCGGGCAATCTTAACAGACTTAACGATCTGGTATCGCGTCATCCTAAGGATGTGCAGAAGCGTGTCAAGATTGTTTGGCATGATTTGAGAGCCGAGATTAGTGACCTGTCTCGCAACTTCTTGGGTGATATCAACATCATCATGCATCTTGCGGCTTCAAGTCACGTTGATCGCTCTATCTCTCACCCGATGGAGTTCTGTATGGACAATACCGTCGGTACTGTCAATCTGTTGAACTACGCTCGTACTCTTCCGAATCTTGAGCGTTTCATCTACTTCAGCACCGACGAAGTGTTCGGTCCCGCACCAAACGGTATTCTCTACAAGGAGCGTGACCGTTATAACTCTACCAATCCGTATTCGGCTTCTAAGGCTGCTGGTGAAGAGTTCTGTGTTGCGTTTGAGAATACTTACAATCTGCCTATCTACATCACACACACGATGAATGTGTTTGGTGAGCGTCAACATCCAGAGAAGTACATTCCAATGTGCATTCGTAAAGTTCGCGATGGCGATGTTGTGACCATTCACTCTGATCCGACCAAGACTGTTCCTGGTTCTCGGTTCTACATTCATGCCCGCGATGTTGCAGAAGCTATGTACTTCCTGCTTCACATGAATGATGAGCAGAAGGCGAAGGTCGCTCAACGTGATTTTGGCGGCGCTAAGTGTCCAAAGTTCAACGTTGTCGGTCGCGAAGAGATTGATAATCTGTCTCTGGCCAAGATGATTGCGGCGGCTGAAGGCAAAGAACTGAAGTATGAGATGATTGACTTCCACTCATCTCGTCCTGGTCACGACCTTCGTTATGGTCTGGACGGCTCATTCATGCGTGAACTTGGTTGGGAGCCAAAGCTCACCCTCAAGGAGCGTATCAGCGAAGTTGTTGAGTGGTCTCTTGCAAACGACGAGTGGATCAAGCTATGAGTGATAATTGGCTTCCCGGTCAGGACATTCCTGAGTACCTAAAAAACATCCAGAACCCTGTCGGTATCGAAATCGGTACCGATGGGGGTGTTACCACCAAATATCTGCTAGAGTCATTACCAAATCTTATCCTACATGGTGTTGACCCATATACACCATATATCGATTGGGGTGGAAATCTGTTTGCGTGGGACGGCGGTCAAATTAAAGACTGCAACTCCGCATTCTTTAACTTCATGCAGAAGGTTGAGCCTTATAGTAATCGCTACATTCATCACAAGACAACTTCAGATGAAGCGTTGAAGCATTTTGCGAATGAGAGTATGGACTTCATCTTTATTGACGGTCTACATTCTTATGAGCAGGTTCTAAAAGATTGCGTGAACTACTATCCTAAGCTTAAGCGCGGCGGGCTGTATTGTGGTCATGACATTGGAACTGTACAGGATGTTACAAATGCGGTATCAATGTTTGCTGGTAGTTTAGGCTTGAAAGAAATAGGCATCATGCGTCAGAATGTTTGGTTCTGGCACAAACAATAGAAAGAATGTATATGTTTGAAAACTCCAATGTAGAAGCAATCACACACTGTCTAGCTTGCGGGTCATCCGATCTGAAGCTAACACTTGATCTTGGTAGTCAGCCTCTAGCCAACTCATACAAGCTTAACAAGGATGAAGCACAGCCTATTTTTCCATTGGCTATCAATCACTGTAAGAAGTGTTTTCACGTTCAGCTAACTCATGCGGTTAATCCTGATCTAATGTTCAAGGACTATCTGTATGTAACCGGCACATCTAAGACCATGAATGACCACTGCAAATGGTTTGCTGGTTATGCTTATGAGTACTTCTTCAACATGACACAGAGGCGTCCTGTTGATGTTCTCGACATTGGATGTAATGATGGCACACAGTTGAATTTTTTCAAAGATAAGGAAATGCAGACTTACGGTGTTGATCCTGCTGAAAACCTGCTTGAACTTTCTTCGAAGAACCACGTTGTTTGGGCTGAGTACTTTGATGATGAGTTCGTGAAGAAGTTAGAAATAACTTCAGACTTCGACCTGATTGTGGCTCAGAATGTATTTGCACACAACTATGATCCGCTCGGCTTCTTGAAGTCGGCCTCTAAGGTTATGTCTAATCATTCTCTTATGTTCATCCAGACTTCTCAGGCGGACATGATCCTTAACAATGAGTTCGACACAATCTATCACGAACATATCTCGTTTTACAATACCAATTCTATGAACGAGTTGTGTAAGCGAGCCGGTCTATTCTTGGTTGATATGGTCAGATGCCCTCTGCATGGCAACAGCTACATCTTTGTTGTGTCCAAGATCGATAGGCGTCCAGAAAACGTGAAGAACTTGGTTGCAATGGACGGCGATCTTTACAATGAAGAAGTCTATGAGCAATATGAGAATAACTGCCAGTGGATTCTTCATGATCTGCAACTGATCGAATCGCAGCTTCGCGAAGGCGGATATAAGTTGATCGGTTATGGCGCTGCTGCAAAGGGTATGACGTTGATTAACTGGACAAAGTTGAGACTGGATTGCATCATCGATGACAATCCGTTGAAGCAAGGTCGATATACTCCCGGCATCAGCATTCCGATTGTATCGTCTGATATTCTTTCTACATACAAACCTGAAGATAAGATTGCGTTTATTCCTCTCGCATGGAACTTCTTTGATGAAATCAGCAAGCGCATCAAGAGCGTAAGAGACAACGAAAACGATCTGTTCGTAACATACTTCCCTAGCGTAGAGGTGGGCAAATGAAGACAACCGTATACTATCACGCATATCTAGATGATTGCTTTCTTTGGAGTAATATTCTCCTAGAGCATTTCAAAGCTATGGAAGATAGCGGTCTAATGTCTAACATTAGTCGTATGCGCTTCTCGGTCACCACACAGAACGATGATCGTGTTCGCATGTTCTATGATCTATGTGAGACTTACAAGGCTCCAATCGAAATGGAGTTCATTCAGAACCAGTATCCAAATGATATTGAAATGATGAAAGACCTTGGACGAATTCATGAGAATGTTTCTAAGAACCCTGATGAGGGCTATACACACCTGAAGATGTGGAATGATTGTCAGACAGAAGATCAAATCGTTCTATATCTTCACTCTAAAGGTATTATGTCTATCGTCAACAATCTCATGGTGCCCGGTCGTGCGTCTAAGTATCGCAATAGATTCTACTGGCGACACTTTATGAACAATGTTATAAATGACTGGGAACTTTGCATAGATGCTCTCAACACTAATGACATTGCAGGCGTTGACTATCAGACTGAGCCATCGCCACATTTCCGTGGCAACTTCTTTTGGACCAAATCTGATCATGTTCGGAGACTGCCGAAGCCGACCGATCTTCGTTGGTATGATGACCTGAAACGTAAGGTGAATAATCCATGGCTCAATTCTGTATGCGACCGATTCGCGACAGAATTGTGGGTTGGCTCTCTACCTGAGACAAAGTACTTCAACGTTCGATTCAATAATGGTGACTTCATTGACAACGACATTTGATGGTATCTTTTATGTGACCAGCGCCGTTTGTGTAAACGGTCGTCTATCGATCTACACCGACGAAGAGCGATTTCACCAGACAGCAGAAACAATCCGTTCAATCAAACGGCATTGTCCAAATAGCATGATCTACTTAATCGATGTGTCTGATGATCCAAACTGCATCATATATCTCAGAGAACTAGCTAGATTAGATGCACAAGTGATCTATCTCGGTGATAAAGAACCAATTAGGTCTTACTCACAGCACGGTATGAAAAGTCAAGGCGAACTTACCGCTCTTATGGCTTTCTTAGACTGGTTTGATCAGCAAGATATCACGGCAAAGCGTATCTATAAAGTGTCTGGTCGATATCATCTGAATGAACACTTCAAACTTGGTCTTGAATATGAGAACCAGTTTGTCTTTTTGAAATCGGAAAACAGTTGGATGCCACCAGGTATGCAAGACGTTACTGGTATGCGTAAGTTCTTTGAGACACGTTTATATCATATGGACTTCAATCTGCTGCCTGTCTACAAAGCAGCCGTGCCAAAGATGCTGGAGGTCTGCAATACATATAACGTAAACATTGAACATGCCATCTATCATGTATTATACGGTCAGAATGTCGTTGAGCTTGATAGGGTCGGATTGACTGGCAACATTGCACCTAGTGGAGAATTAAAGAATGACTGAAGTATTGCGCTATAGCACAACTGATAACTATGTCGAACCTGTTCGAACACACTCTGACGCCTCTGGTATCTTTTTGGTATCATTGATTGCTGAACTAACAGATCCGATTGGTATTGAAATTGGAACAGATGTTGGCGAGACAGCGGCTGCACTTCTTTTTAATGTTCCAACTTTAAAGCTACATTGTATTGATCCTTACACTCGTTATGTAGATTGGAATGGCAATGATCTTAACGACCGAAACGATGTATTGGATAAGATGAGAAATAGATTGGCGCCATTTGCCAATCGTTATACACTCCATCAATTTACTTCCGATGAAGCCGTTTCAGGGTTCTGGGATGAAAGTGTTGATTTCATCTTTGTTGATGGACTTCACACCTACGAACAGGTCTTGGCTGATTGCCATAACTACTATCGCAAGCTGAAGCCGGGTGGCATTTTCGCTGGTCATGACTTTAATGCCATTGAAGGCGTTCGTCGCGCTGTGGTGGAATTTGCCGCTTCTGTCGGCAAAGAAATCAAGCAAGATAAGCATGACACTTGGTACTGGGTCAAGTAGCTTGACAACCTAATAGGATAATGCTATAGTTAGGAACAATGTGAAAACAAGAGGTAACTATGGCAACCTTCACTGAAACTGTTGAGATTGATGTTGGTCCTGAAGACTTCGAAGATGATGATCTTATGGAAGAATTGAGGGATCGCGGCTATTATGTTAGTGAGCAATCTGAATTTGCCAATATCATCTATTGCTGGAGGCGAGGAGACAAGAAAGAAGCATTGTTTCTACTTGAGAGAGAAGTGCCTGAACTCTACGGAATTTCAAAGTTAATCTAAGAGGTATATTATGACTATTTGGTATGTTATTCTTTTCACTGTTCTAGCTGACGGTAAGGCTACTGTTGATGTTAGATATCCAAACACTCCCGAATACAATAACGAAAAGGCTTGCAACGAAGCGGGCAACTACATCATGAACGAAGAGCAGATGAAGATTGGCACTTCGCAGGGCACCGTTTACTATATCTGTAAGTCGATTAGCCCTGATGAAATCAAGAAGGCAACTGGTAAGACCGGCAACGGTGCATGAACTTTGTTTTTGATGTAGATGGCACTCTTACGCCATCGCGTGACAAGATAGATCCGACATTCGAGCAGTTCTTTTTGGAATTCTGCGATAAGAATGCGGTCTATCTTGTTACTGGTTCAGACTTTGATAAGACTAGAGAACAACTTGGTCGTGAAATTCTAACTAAAGTCCAAGGATACTTTCTCTGTTCTGGTAACGAGTTCTATCGCAGATCAATCACTCTTAGAGGATACAATCTTGAAGTCTTTCATGAGTTGGTATATCGAAACGACTTTGAGTTAGATCCAGTTGAAAAACACTTTCTTGAAGAAGAACTAAAGTGGTCTGGTTTTTCTGTTCGAACCGGTAATCACATTGAGAAGCGCACTGGCGCAGTAAACTTCTCTATTGTCGGTCGTAATGCTAACAAGCAAGAGAGATTAGCCTATGTCATCTGGGATATCAACACCAATGAGCGTGAAGCAATCGCCACAAGGATCAGCAAGGCATTTCCTAGACTAGAGTGTGTTAGTGGCGGCGAGACCGGCATTGATATATACTTGAAAGGTATGAACAAGAGCCAAGTCAAACATCATGTTAAAGGCGAAATCGTCTTCTTCGGTGATAAGGGCGAACCTGGCGGTAATGATTATCCTCTTGCAATTCTTGCTGATAAGTATTATAATGTGAAGTCATGGGAAGAAACAGAATACATTCTAAGGACGAAGTATAATGACGCACGACGATCTGGAACTTGAAGCGCATAAACTCAATAAGGTCCTGAAATCAATTGATCGAATGGCATATGAAATGACCAATGATCAGAATGATGGTTGGGTAACAACTCATTATAGAAATTCATTGAAGACAATTCGTGATCATATCAATAAGGTATTGGAAAAGTGAAAGTATATATCGGACCATATCGTAACACTTGGTGGAATACTCAGCGCGTCTGGAAAAAGTGGCTAGAATGGAACCACAAAAAGAGCTACTGGCAAATCGAAGAGGAAGATCATACCAAGTGGGATAAGCGTGTAGATAAGACGCTTGACTGGTGGCATGACCATATCAACGTGCCTTTGAACAAGCTTTGGTTCCATAAGCGTAAGCGTAAGATCAAGATTCGTATCGACAACTATGATATCTGGAACATGGACTATACTCTTTCGCTCATCATCGTTCCTATGTTGAAGGAACTCAAGAATACTAAACACGGCACTCCTATGGTTGATGATAAGGATGTGCCGAAGCATTTGCGTTCTACTGCTGCTCCGCCGAAGGAGAACGAGTGGGACACTGACGCTCTTCTCGAATCACGTTGGGAGTATGTTCTTGGTGAAATGATCTACGCATTTGAATGCACGGCTGATCCTGACTGGGAAAACCAGTTCTATTCTGGCGAACACGACATTCAGTGGGTTGATGTTGAAATAGACGGCAAAAAGTATAAGCAGATGAAAAAGGGTCCTAACGATACCTTCAAGTCTGATGACAAGGCTATGGACGCCGCATGGAAGAGACGAAAGGAAGGTCTGAGACTTTTCGGAAAGTACTATCACTCTCTCTGGGATTAAAAACATGAAGTGTAACACCTGCAACGAGAAGAAAGAGTGCCACGCTGTTGTCTACCATCGCAGTGGCACCAATTACATTCTAGGACAATACGGTTCTCAATATGATATGCAGCTTTATGCGTTGCATCGTGGTTTATACAACAATGGTTCCATATGTGATGACTGCATTACAAAGTACATAAACGAAGGCAAAGCTCACCTCATTGAAGATGGAGTCTGGTAATGGATCGTAGCAAAGAAGTCTCTGAAGACCTGATCAGGCAAGCCTCTGAATTAGCTGGACCCAATAACAACTTTCTTCTTGCTCTACAATGGGGAGAAGACTATCGAATGGCAGGTCTAACTCCTGTCTATTACACCGACGAAGAAGAACGTATGATCTTCGTCACTACCGAAGAGAAAATGAACGGAACTAGATTTCATTAAGGAGTGAATATGAATATTCTAGAGACTGCGTGGAAGCAGCGTGATTATGACGGCAAGTGGGAGAAGCTTGCTAAGGTTATGGACTACGATAACAAGTATGTCTATAAGAGTGAGTCGGGTGGCAATCTCACCTATATTCCAACCAAGTGGACCACCGTTGGTGTGTTCGATCTTTTGGCGGAGCTTGAGTAATGGCTGACGCATCAAAGATAAAGATCCTCAAACTTATCACTGGCGAAGAGTTGCTTGGTGAATGTGTTATTAATGAGGTTGTTGGTGAGTTGATGATCATAAATCCTGTTCGTATCGTAGTGATGCCGAACAAGCTTGATCCAAAAACTCCTAACATCGGCTTTGCTCCGTGGGCAGAGTTTTCAGAGGACAAGCATGTTAAGCTTGACATGAGCCACGTATTGTGTATAATGACACCCATCAAGGACTTCCTTAATCACTACAACTCCATGTTCGGTGGTATTATTCTTAATCCCAACGGACCTGGACTAATTCTTCCAGGAGCATAATGTCAGACTTTTATACCAATGTACAAGTTTACGGTTCACGCATTCTGTATAGGGGTATCGAAAATGGTAGGAGAGTGAGTCGCAAGATCGACTTCTTTCCTACTTTTTTTGTTCCCTCAAAGAAGCCGACCGAATGGACAACTATTCACGGCGAGTATGTGTCTGAAATCAAGCCGGGAAACATCCGTGACGCCAGAGACTTCATTAAGAAGTATGAAGACGTTAATGGATTTTCAATCTATGGAAATAACAAGTATGAGTATGCTTTCATCGCCGAGACTTATCCGGATGATGTAGAGTGGGATATCAACAAGATCAATATCTGCAACATCGATATTGAGGTGGAATCTGACAACGGATTCCCTGAACCGGCTCTTGCCAACGAGAAGATCATCTCTATCACCATGAAGACAACTCTCGGTGGTTTAGTCGTATATGGTTGCGGCGACTTCAACAATACTCGCGATGATGTTTGGTATGTTAAGTGTCGCGACGAGTATGATTTGCTGAAGAAGTTCCTTGGCGATTGGACGGGTAATTATCCAGATATCATCACTGGCTGGAACGTAGAACGATTCGACGTTGTTTACTTGGTCAATCGTATCACCAAGGTGCTTGGCGAAACTGAAGCAAAGCGTTTGTCGCCGTGGGGAATTATCAACGATAGCCGCACAACAAACAAGGTCGGTAAAGAAGAACTCGTTTACAAGCTTCTTGGTATTTCTACACTCGACTATATCACCATGTATCGCAAGTTTGCTCCAGGCGGACAGTCTCAGGAGTCATATCGTCTTGATGCAATCGCACACGAAGAGATTGGTGAACGTAAGCTTTCTTATGAAGAATATGGCAATCTACACGGCTTGTACAAGCAGAACTACCAGCTATTCATTGAGTATAACATCAAGGACGTTGAACTCGTTGGTCGTATCGATGATAAGCTGAAGCTGCTAGAGTTGACACTGACTTTGGCATATGATAGTAAGACCAATCCTGATGACGCATTCTCTCAGGTGCGTATGTGGGATGCTATCATCTACAACTATCTTCTCAAGAAGAACATGGTGGTTCCGCCAAAGACAAAGAACCGCAAAGATGAAGCTTATGTTGGTGCGTTTGTTAAAGATCCACTTCTTGGTGAACATAAGTGGGTCGCATCGTTTGACTTGAACAGTCTGTATCCACACTTGATCATGCAGTATAATATCAGCCCAGAGACGCTGATTGAGCCTGAGCATTATGATGGAACTCTTCGTGAGTTTATGAGCCGCAATAATATCGACGTTGATAGACTACTCAATCAGGAAATCAATACGAGTGTTCTTCAAACGGCTAACGTAACCGTCACACCAAACGGACAGTTCTTCACAAGAGAACGTCATGGCTTCTTGCCTGAAATCATGGAGACCATGTACAACGACCGTTCGGCTTACAAGAAGAAAGCTATTGCAGCTAAGAAAGAGCTTGAGCTTGAGAAAGATCCGGCGAAGCGTTTTGAGATTGAGAAGCGTATTGCTAGGTTCAACAATCTTCAGCTTGCTAAGAAAGTGTCGTTGAACTCAGCTTACGGCGCTCTAGGCAACGAATACTTCCGCTTCTTCGATGTTCGTCAAGCTTCGGCTATCACGACTTCTGGTCAGTTGTCGATTCGTTGGATTGAGAAGAAGATAAACGAGTATCTTAACAAGCTACTCAAAACTGAGGATAAAGATTATGTTATTGCATCAGATACAGATTCGATTTATCTTTCACTTGATGAGTTGGTCAGCCGGACTATTGTTAAGCAGAAACCAACTGCTGATACAAGAGAAATCATCGCCTTCATGGATAAGGCGTGTGAGGATAAGATCCAACCGTTTATTGACAAAGCTTATGCTGAACTTGCTGGATACGTTAACGCCTACGAACAAAAGATGCAAATGAAACGCGAAGGCTTGGCTGACAAGGGTATCTGGACAGCTAAGAAGCGTTATATCATGAACGTCTATAATAACGAAGGTGTTGAGTATGCCAAGCCGAAGGTTAAGGTCATGGGTCTTGAGATGATCAAGTCTTCTACTCCGACCTATTGCCGTAAGATCATGTGGGAAGCAATCGATATCGTCCTGAACAAAACTGAAGATGACCTGATTGGTATGATTGAAACTTGGCGTGAAGAGTTCCGTGGCAAAAACATTGCTGACATTGCGTTCCCGCGCGGTGTGAATGGACTAGGAAAGTTCTTTGATGCCAAGTCTGTCTATCAGAAAGGAACACCGCAGCATGTTCGTGCATCGCTGCTGTACAACAATCTGATCAAGATGAAGAAGCTTGATAAGCAATATCCTTTGATCCAAGAGGGTGAGAAGATCAAGTACATCTTCCTCAAAGAACCAAACATCATTCAAAGTGATGTTATCGCTTTCCCAGGTATTCTACCAAAAGAGCTTGACCTTGTGAAGTACATTGATTATGATACTCAGTTTGAGAAGTCGTTTATCGACCCGCTTCGCATTGTTCTCGACTCTATCGGTTGGAAGACTGAGAAAGTTTCATCGCTCTCGGATTTCTTCTCATGAGCCTTGAGCAGATGACACGACTAGCAGGCTCAGGTAATCCAAACAGGGAGAAGGATGACTTCTATGCGACCCCCGATTGGGCTATCGATGCTTTGCTAGATCGTGAGAAGTTTACTGGTGAGATTTGGGAGCCAGCATGTGGCGATGGTGCAATTTGTAAGAGGTTAAAGCATTATGGTTATAGCAATATTTACGCTACTGATCTTGTTGATCGGGGTTACGGGGACGCTCATTTTGACTTCATGAATAGTCGAAGAGAAACGGACAACATTATCACCAATCCTCCATTCAAGATTGGAACGAAGTTTACTCTACATGCCTTAAACTTGTCTAAGCATAAGGTCTGTATGTTTAACAAGCTAAGTTTTCTTGAAGGCAAAGAAAGAAGAGATAGACTTTATAGCCTCAATATGCTAGAATGTTGCTATGTTTTCGGTGAACGTGTTGGATTTAATGGAGGCGGAGGAATGTTAGCCTTCGCTTGGTTCGTCTTCAACAGAGAATATAGTGGCAAACCTAGATTGGAGTGGATATGACTTGGTGTAATTGTGATGCTTCCTGTGGTGAGAACCGCAGTCATAGGATTGGTAGTGTTGGTTGCCGCTTTTCGACAGAAGAAGAACATGACGCATATTGGGATAGGCAACCGAAGGAGTTTCCAGAAATGTATGATCAGCCTGAAAAGAAACCTGCAAATGCTGTTATTGCCATGACCCGTCCGTGGGGCAAGTGGCAAGTTCTTGACGTTGATAAGGGATACAAAGTCAAGCGCCTAGAGATTTGGCCTGATCAGGCTATCTCTCTTCAGTATCACCAGCATCGTAGTGAACACTGGACAATCGTGCAAGGCGAAGGTAAGGTCATCGTTGATGGCAGCATCTTCACTATAAAGAAGGGCGAGTCCTTCTTTGTGCCTAAGCAGGCTATTCACAAGATCACGAATACTCATCTACGCGAAACTTTGATCGCAATCGAAGTCCAGATGGGGGAAATCTGTAGTGAGGATGACATTGTGAGGTGTTGAATGAATGACTTACAGAATCGTTTAGCAAATCTTATCTATGATACTCTGGAGGGTCCAGTAAATAATCAAGATGCGAGACGCCAAGCAATACAATGGGAAGTATCGCAAATCATAGCAAAGGCTGTAGCAAATCTTGTTTTGGAAGAAGCCGCACAAAGGGTAGATGATATGCCTTGTGCTCCATCTCAACAAATGTATGATTATTGGCAAGGATATCGTGCTGCGTTGAACTATGCTGCCTTTTCTATTCGTGCAATGAAAGATACTTTTGATGAACAACATTCAACAGTTGATTGAAATGTATTGTCGTTGGCGCGGTATACCTGAGCCACATTCTAATACAGAAATGCAAAAAGTTCTAACGCGAATGAAAGCGGTTGGACTTGTGACAGATGATGATATCAAAAAGGAAAAGACAAGTGACTGACGAAATTGAACACGATAACCCGGACACCATAACTCTCTTACGCGACGAGAACGAACGACTGCGGTCGGCATTGCGTGAAGCCGCAAGTGACTTTGCTATGTCTTTACAGATTGACAAGCAGAAGGATGCCAGAATCGAACAACTTACGATGGCGCTGCAAGGTGTTGTTGATGACGAACCGTGCTGGCTTGATCATCATGGATATTGTCAGACACACGGACTTGGTAATCCTTGCGAAATGGCAATTGCGCGGGCCGCGCTGGAGGAAAATAAACTGGCTAAGATTGAGGAATGCTAAATAGATGTAGGTCGCGGGATTGCCGTCCCCACCCACTCTAACGCTATAAGGGAGCGCCAGCATGTCTATTTATCACAATCCAGATGATCCTTTTCTCTCTGAAATGAGAGAATGGTTTATCAACAATCCAATCTCAAACGAAGACCTCAAAGCCGACTGTGATGGCATTATTGTGCCTTGGAACAAGGGTAAAGTAGGATATCAAAGTGTATCCGAAGAAACAAAGAAACTCTGGAAAAAGCAGAGAGTTGGCAAAGGCAACAGCATGTATGGTAAACAACACAGTGCCGAGTCAAAACAGAAAATAAGCGAAAGCAAACAAGGTCATCTACCATGGAATACAGGTAAAGTGTGGAGTGATGACATTCGTTACAAGATTGGTAAGGATAGAAGGAAGGCTGTATCGTGTGAAGGTGTAATCTATGATTCGCCAAGAACAGCAGCAAAAGCACTATCTATTACCAGACATGGTGTAATGTATAGGATCAAGTCACGATCCGACTATTTTTACATCTAAATAAAGCGTCACGGAGATTCGTGACATTCACATAATATTGGAGAATCAATATGTCAAATATGTTTAACTCCCTACTTAAGGAGATTGATAATGAATATGCGGGTATCGCGGAAGATGGCGTCGAAGCTGGTGACGTTACTGGTTTTATTGGTACTGGTAGTTACAGTCTCAATGCTCTCTTATCTGGTTCTATATATGGCGGCCTACCTGCAAATAAAGTCACCGCTCTTGCCGGTGAACCTTCTACAGGAAAGACCTTTTACGCAATCAACATTGTCAGACAGTTCCTCAGGGACAATCCAGAAGGATTCGTATTCTACTTTGAATCGGAATCCGCTATATCTAAGCAAATGCTGGCAGATCGCGGTGTTGACACAAAGCGAGTTGCGGTTGTGCCAGTCGCAACTATCCAAGAGTTCCGCACCCAAGCCGTAAAGATCCTCGACAAGTACATTGAAGACAAGACGAACAAGGATCGTCCTCCTATGTTGTTCGTTCTAGACTCTCTGGGTAATCTTTCCACTGACAAAGAAATGGCCGATATCGCAGAAGGCAAAGACACACGCGATATGACACGCGCACAGCTTGTCCGTGGTGCATTCCGTGTTCTCACTCTCAAACTTGGCAAGGCTAAGGTTCCTCTCATCGTGACCAATCACGTTTATGACGTTGTTGGTTCGTATGTGCCAACCAAGAAGATGGGTGGTGGTTCTGGTCTTGAATACGCCGCATCATCTATCATCTTCCTGTCCAAGAAGAAGGACAAGGACAAGACTGATAACTCGGTGACTGGTGCAATCATCACTGCAAATCTCAAGAAGGCACGACTGACTATTGAGAATAAGAAGGTAGAAACTTTACTGGATTATGCCGATGGTCTTGATCCTTATTACGGTCTTGTGGATCTCGCTGAGAAGTTTGGTATTATCAAGAAAGTATCAACACGATATGAACTTCCTGATGGCACAAAAGTCTTTGAAAAGGCAATTCTAGAAAAGCCTGAAAAGTATTTCACAAAGGATATTCTTGACAAGATTGATGAAGCCTGTCAGAATGAGTTTCTGTACGGCAAATCGAATGTTGCCGATTCGGAGGAAGTAGAATGATCTTAGGCACAGACTGGAAATTCCGTGATGACATGAAGGAAGATACAGTACCCATTGAGTTGTTGATGGAACCGTACAAAGGTGTTATACTACGTTATACAAGAGTTTCCATCAATGAACAAGCTGATGGAACAGCCCGACTAAGATTTGATTATGAACTACACGATCCTGGCGAACACACCATGATCAAGTTGCGTAAAGATGAAAAGTTCAATCAAGCTTTGGGTCTAATACTGAACGCAATGATCCTCGACATTGCAGATGCGGAGAGTAAAGAGAATGAATCTAGAACAGACAATTCTGAAGAATATTCTGAAGAATGAAGACTTCACTCGTAAAGTCCTGCCTTACATCAAGGATGAATACTTTACCGTAGAGGAAGATCGTGTTCTGTTCAAGGAGATTCGTGACTTCATTGTGAAGTACAACAAGCCTCCGACGTTCGACGCACTTGAGATTGAAGTTGACTCTCTGTCTAACCTGAATGAGGTTCAGGTCAAGAATGCAAGAGCCTTGATCGAAACGCTCAAAGCGGATAAGATCGACACGAACATTGATTGGCTTGTCGATAGCACCGAGAAGTTCTGCCAAGAAAAGGCAATCTATCATGCTATCATGAAGTCAATCGATATCATGAACAATAAGAAGGATGGCACCCTGTCGAAGGGTGCTATTCCTTCACTTCTCTCCGATGCTCTTGCGGTGTCATTTGATCCAAATGTTGGTCATGACTATCTCGACAACTACGCTGAACGTTTCGACTACTATCACCGTGTTCAAGAGAAGATTCCATTTGATCTGGAGTTCTTTAACAAGATAACGAAAGATGGTCTGCCAAAGAAGACGCTAAACATTGCACTGGCTGGTACAGGCGTTGGTAAGTCTTTGTTCATGTGTCATGTAGCAGCCGCTTGTCTATCGCAAGGCAGAAACGTTCTGTATGTCACTCTTGAGTTGGCTGAAGAAGAAGTCGCAAAGCGTATCGATGCCAATCTAATGAACATCACGTTTGATGATCTTATGGTCATGCCAAAAGACTTGTATGAAAAGAAGATCAAGCATCTAATGAGCAAGACGAATGGCAAACTTATCGTCAAAGAGTATCCGACCGCTGGCGCTTCTACGATCCACTTCAAGGCGCTACTAAACGAACTGGCTCTGAAGAAGTCTTTCAAGCCTGATATCATCTTCATCGACTATCTTAACATCTGTATGTCTGCACGAATTAAGCCAGGCGGCAGCGTGAACAGCTATACGTTTGTTAAGTCTATCGCTGAAGAACTTCGTGGTCTAGCAGTAGAGTATGAAGTGCCTGTTGTTTCAGCTACACAGACGACCAGAAGCGGTTATTCCAATTCTGACGTTGAACTGACTGATACATCTGAATCGTTTGGTCTTCCTGCAACAGCAGACTTCATGTTTGCCTTGATTGCCACAGAAGAACTGACAGAACTAAACCAGATTATGGTAAAGCAGTTGAAGAACCGCTACAATGATCCGACAGCAAACAAACGATTTGTTCTTGGTATCGACCGAGCTAAGATGAAACTGTTTGATGTGGAGCAATCTGCACAGGATGACATTCTCGATTCTGGTCAATCGAAGCAGATTACCACAAACAAGCTTGATGATAAGCGCAACAAGTTCCAAGGATTTAAAGTATGATAGTTGATGATAGTGAAGTTGCTGTAAAAAAGTTCAAGATGTTTGCTGAGAAAGTAGACAGTGAAGCTAAGGTTGTCGAACTCTGCAAGAAGTATCTCAAGCACAAGGGTATCGACATTGACGCCCTTAATAATACGGTCAGTAAGGTTTTGTTGGAGCAACAGACGGCGCCAGCCAAGGTTGAAACTGTCTATGTCAATCCAAATGATCTACACATTCTCAAATATGGATCTACAATCGACAATGGTCAGCTTGATCGACTGGACCCTGCAATGAAACAACAGATGATCGCCGATACTAAGAGACGAATGGTGGACAATATGATATATGAACTCGTCCAGAAGGATCTTGTGAAGTTTGAATCGTATCAAGATTATGCTTGTGATCAGATGCGAATTTACGGTTATCTCAAAGTGTGGAAGGGACGATAAAATGAAGAAGTATGCGATTGAGCCGGTGAACATTGAAGGCGACTTCATGTGGGAACTCTATGAGAAAGAAACTGAGCATGTGATTGGACATTTCTTCTTCGAAGAAGATTGTGTGAAGGCTGCGAAGTTTATGGAGAGCGGCGGTGCATTTGACGGGTGGACGCCCCGCTTCATTCTTCAAGACCTCGGAATTGAGAGAGATATCAACTTGGAGTTTAGTAGCGTCTTTTCTGACGCGGCTTAAGAGGTTTGGACTTCTCATAATTCCAAAGCTTTGGAGAGCGCCTGGACGAGCCGCCGAACGTGAGCTAGGCGCTATTTGCTCGAATTCCAGACGCTCTCCAGGCGCTTCCTAAACGATCCACAAGTCTTAATAAAATCAATGGTTTAGCTCTATATCGACCCTAGTAAAATCAAGGGTTTACGCTATGCGCCAAGCGCATGGTGGGTATGCGTTTTACTCTCTTGAAAACGAGGGTTTAATAACTATATCCAGTATATGAAGACGAAACGATATAATCGCCAAGATAACGATGGTCATAAGTTTCGGATCCCTGCGGATCTACTTAAAGATTTTGACCGGATCTTTGAATCTTACTGTAAAGCCAAACGTTTTACTGAAGAATACTATGATCTTGAAGCTGAATTCTGTAACAAGTTTGAAGAATACATGGTTGGCTAAACCTGCGTCCAGCGCATATCAGCTATGCGTTTCGCACTCTTGAAAATCTAACAGACAATCACTATATCCAGTATATGACAAGAGAAACTGACATGATCAAGCCGCTCGACCAGTACCTCCGTGAGCGTAACGCTGCGACCGAAGCTTGGGTCGCTGAAGCGCCCGGTCGCTGGGCTGGTCTCTACACTGAAGACCTCGCCCATTGGGCTGAAATCGGCGTGCTGACCGTGCGCGACCTCTGGCGCTATGAGATGGAGACCCAGTATTCGGATCTTCACAAGGATGCTTGCGGCTTCCGCCCGCGCGTCGACCTGTCTAAGTGGTCGTATGATGAACTGGTCGAGGAGACTGACCGTCTCTTCCGCTATATGGAATCTCAGGCTGAGCATGAAGCTCAGTGGGAAGCCGAGATGGAAGAGATGCGTAAGCACGATGAGGCTGAACATGCCGCGTGGCTGGCTGAACAGCCCGAGCCCATCGATTATGTGGCTTGTCACTATCAAGAAGGTTGGCTTTAATGTTTAACATGCTCAAGATGACAATCGGACTTTTCTTGATGGCTTCGGCCACGACTGGTCTGGGACTGCAAATCGTTTTCGGTGTGATCGGACTGGGCTTCTTTGCCTATTCGTTCATGGAACTTGCTCAGAGTGGTGCGCTAAATGATTAAGGTACAGAAAGACGACCATAATAACGGCTTTCAAATGACGTTCAAAAACGGCTGGACTGTCTCGGTACAGTTTAGTTGGTGCAACTATTGCTCTAATCAGCATAAGAGGCACCACCAAATCTTTTCATCTTCTGATGCTGAGATTGCTGCGTGGGATGAGAATGGTGTTCGGTATCGCTTTGACGAAAGCAACACGGTTAAGGGATGGTGCAAACCTGATGAGGTCGCGGACTTCATTGTGCAGATTGCGGCTATCGAAGAATACGAAGGAAGGTTCTATCGCTAATGACCAATAATTATGAATACTTCAATACGGCAACCGTCAGGTTTGTGCCTGCTGAATGTAGCCGTGGTTGTCAAGATCCTGAGTGTCCGTACACTCATACTCCGGCGTGGTTCGCCCTGTTAGATCCTCGGCGTCTATTCAACTCGAAACAGGAAGCAATTGATTATGCCCGCTCTTTGGGTGATATGGAGACCTAAATGACTAATCTATTCAAGTTTCTTTCGTTTTGTATGTGGGTGTTCGGTATCGTGCTTGCTAAGGGATTCTGGTCGACGTTCTTTGCGGTAATCTTCCCATTGTGGGCTTGGTATCTGGCGATTGAGTTTCTTGCTCACAAGTATATGGGAGTGATGTAAATGCCTTGTCGTGATGGAATGGAAGACGTAAGGCGCCGCGAGGAGTCTGAAAGGCGAGCTATTATTGAGGCTTCGCTTTGCGCTGTACTGACGGTGTTGGATAAGGATGATGCTGAATTTGGTGCCTTTCTGAAAAAGATTGACTGGAAGGAAGCGGGCGTAACAAAGCGCCAGTTCCTTTCTTGGTGGGAAGACCACAAGGAGTGGGATCGAAAGCGCCGTGAGGCTGTTGCACAGCAGGTTCATGAGGCTAAGGTCCGCAAGGATGCTCTGTCTAAGCTGACGGAATATGAAAAGAAGATTCTGGGAATTAAGTGATGAAACGTTATAGAGTTTCGGGTGAATACGGGCCGACTGCTGCCGATTATATTGTGTGGTATGGTATGGCCATGACTCCTGAAAATGCTGTGAAGCGCGCGGTCATTGAGTTTAAGAAGACCGTATATTGGGATCGAATTGGAATGCATAACGTCAATGTGCGAGAAGCTTGACAATCAAGATTCCTTCTGCTAGGATATAACCATGATCAAGACTAAGTGGAAAATCAAGATTGGTAGCCTGGTTCACGTTCGCACGGAATACAAGTACGGCGTGATCCACAATACGAGCATTAAGTCTGGAAAGGTTATCGCAAGTGAGCGACAAGATCCCGCTGGTACTTTTCGCCTATACACTGGCAATCCTCAGTATCCCGTTTCTCTCATCGCATATGAGCGAGTCACTGGTGTTAAGCTTCGCGAGGTCGCATAATGCTTGAGACTGTTATTCATAAGTACGGGCCGTTGGGTTTTGACTTGACCGAGATTGAAGGTCGTCCGACTCATGTTGGTGTCCAGAGCGGTCAAATCTATGTCTGGACTATCAAAAACTATAAGGGCGAAAACACAAAGCGTAATGTCCGATTGTATGCTACTGGCGAACCGTTTGACGGTCTAGTAGTGGGTAGTGTTGTGACGCCTCACGAACTGGTTTGGCACGTAATAGAGGAAACAACATAATGGCAACTGTTGATATGGTAAAGAAGACTTTTACGATTGATCCGGATGAACTTCTGGATATTCGTAAACATGCTCTGGAATGTGCCGTTCGGTTGTATGCTGATGGTCGTATGTCGGCCGAATTTGTGATGAATATAGCCAAGCAATTTGAAGAACATTTGACTAGGAAGGTTGGCAATGGTTAGGTCGTATGAAGTAGATTTCTCTGTGGTTGACAACCGCGCTGGTTTCATGCTATACTGTTTTGAAGATGATGATTGCGTGTGGGAACAGTT